ATGAGCAACGCATGGGACAACGCGAAGGCACTGGCCGAGAAGCATGCCGCCGCCGGCGGCATTTTTGTACGGCTGCAGAGCGATGGCGACAAGGTCGTCGGCGTCTTCTGCGGCGAGCCGTACGCCAAGGAGGTCTACTGGGACGGCGAGAAGTACACCGACACCCGGCCCGAGGGATCGGCGGCGAAGTCGAGCTTGCGCGTGTCGCTCAACATCTTCGTCCCTGCCGAGGGGGCGATGAAGATCATCGAGGGCGGCACCGCTTGGTTCAAGGACGTCTTGGCCGTGAAGGACAAGTATGGCCTCGACAAGTACAGCTTCGAGGTCACCCGCCGCGGCAAGAAGGGGGATCCGAAGACCAAGTACACGATCCTCCCGGACTTGCCCGTCGATGACGCGATGCGCGCCCGCATCGCTGCGGCCGGGCTCCACGACCTCGGCGCGATCGGCAACGGCTCCGATGGGGACGCCGACGGCGCACCCGCCGACGCTCCGAAGACGATCGACCTGGAGACGGCTCGCCAGCTCGTCGATCGGCTCCGTCCCCTGCCGCGCGATGTCGCGCAGGCCTTCCTCGCCGAGATGAAGATCGAGCGCATTCGCGACCTGCTCTCGGCGGACCTGCCTCGCGCCCTGCGCTTCATCGAGGCACGCGAGAAGCCCGCCGCGGCGGCCGATCCCTTCGCGCTCTGAGCGAGCCATGTCGCCGGACCCGCTGCACGAGCAGGCCGAGGCCATCGTGCGCCAGCTCGTGCAGCGCTTCGGCGACCGGCTGCCTTCCGATGCCGAGACGACGATCCGCTACTACCTCGGGTGTCGCGCGGGCTGTGACCGCGCCGCCCGCGACGTCCTCGCCCTCCGCCGACTGGCAGAGGGCCGCTGACCAGGCGCTCGCCGCGTACGTCGCCGCGCGCGCCCGCGCCGCGGGCTTCGACGAGGAGGGCGTCGCGCTCGCGCTGGCGTGGCTTCCGCGCCGGATCCCGGACAGCCCCTTCGTCATCAACGAGCGCCGCATCGAGATGGAGCTGCACGGTGAGGTGCGCCTCGTCATCCGGCGCTTCATCTGCCCCGACTACGAGCGCTCCGCTGGCTCGATCCGCTGCCGTTCGTTCGTGCCGGGCGGCGGATGCGGCCGTCCCGAACGCTCGTCCTGCGTCGAGTGGGAGCGCATCAACGCGCGCTCGTGAGGAGGCCTCTTGCAGCTTCGTCCGTACCAGGAGAACGCTATACGTGAGCTCGAGGCGCGGATCGCCGCCGGCAGGCGGCGCATCGTCGTGGTCGCCGCCACGGGTAGCGGCAAGACGGTCGTCTTCGCGCGCGTGGTCGCCGATGCGGTCGCACGTGGGCACACCGCGCTCGTCGTCGCGCACCGCCGAGAGCTGATTCAGCAGACCTACGAGAAGCTCCTGCGTGCCGGGCTACGGGAGCAGCAGGTCGGCGTGCTCATGGCGTCCGACGCGCGACGCCGTCCCGCCGCCCCGGTCCAGGTGGCCAGCATCGACACGCTCCGGCACAGGCCGAAGCCTCCGGCGGACATCGTCATCGTCGACGATGCCCACCGTGAGCTCGCGCGCTCCTACCGCGAGATGCGCGCGCACTACCCCAATGCCGTCCATCTCGGGTTCACAGCGACGCCCTACCGGGCCGACAACCGCGGGCTCGGGGAGTTCTACGAGGATCTGCTCCTGGTCGCCTCGATCAGGGACCTCATCGCGCAGGGCTACCTCGTCGAGCCGCACGTCTTCACGGTGCCGAAGGAGCGCCTGCCGAATCTCGCCGGCGTCCGCGTGCGGGCGGGCGACTACGCCCAGGACCAGCTCGACGCCGCGGTCGATCAGGCGCGGCTCGTCGGCGACATCGTCGAGCACTGGCAGAAGCACGCGCCCGGCATGCGCACAGTCGCCTTCGCCGTCAGCGTGAAGCACTCGAAGCACGTCGTCGAGCGCTTCCGGCAGGCGGGCATCACGGCCGAGCACCTCGACGGCGCGACGCCGACCCCCGAACGCGACGCGATCCTCGCTCGCATCGACCGCGGGGAGACCCTCGTCGTGTCGTCGTGCGGCGTCCTCTCCGAAGGCTGGGATCAGCCCTCCGTCAAGTGCGCCATCCTCGCGCGCCCCACGAAGTCGACGGGCCTGTACCTGCAGCAGGCTGGCCGCATCTTGCGGCCTTGGCAGGGGCAGCGCGCGATCATCCTCGACCACGCCGGCTGCGCGCGCGAGCACGGCCTCCCCCAGGAGGAGCGGGAGTTCTCGCTCGAGCCGCGCCCCAAGCGACAGCGCGGCGAGGCCGTCGAGGTTCCGATCCGCATCTGCGACCAGTGCCAGGCGGTCCTGCCCGCGCGCATGCGCATCTGCCCCGAGTGCGGGTTCTTCTTCACCGAGCCGCGGCCCGTTCCCGCGGAGATCGAGGGGCAGCTCGTGCTCGCGAAGCCGGGGGACACGCCGATCGCGCGCGAGGACGTCGAGGCGAAGAAGGGGGCGCGAGAGACCTGGAACCGCGGGATGCAGCGCGCGGTCTTCGAGCAGCTCTGGGCCCTGGCGCGAGCGAAAAGGCAGGACGCCTTCTGGGTGCGGGCGAAGTTCATCGAACGATACGGCGCCCCACCGCCGCCCGAGTGGGTCATGGGCGCCTGGGGGCGGCTGTGACCGAGGGCGAGTTCATGCGCCGCCTGATGCTCGCGCTCGGGCGCCGCCCCGACATGCGGATCTGGCGCCAGAACGTCGGCTCCATCCCCGTTCGCGACGAACGAGGGCGCGTCGTTCGCGTGTTCCACACGGGCGTGCCGAAGGGGGCCGCGGACATCTCCGGCTACGTGCGCCCCGAGGGCTGGCGCCTGGAGATCGAGGTCAAGGGCCCCGGCGGGGAGCGCAGCCCCGAGCAGGAGCGTTTCGCGCGCCTCGTCACGCAGGGCGGGTGCGTCTACGCGCTCGTCGCGTTCGACGAGGCGCGCTCGATGGCGGAGAACGTGGCTGCGGGCGTGGGCCTCGTTGAGGCCGCACTCGCCGAGCGCCGTCGGAGGGCGGCGTGAAGATCGCCGTCGCTCCCGACATCCACAACCGCGGGTTCGACGGTTCGGGACGGGCAGTGGTCGATGCCTACGAGGTCGTGGACATGCGCGAGGCCATCGAGCGCGTGTACAAGACGGACGCCCACTTCGTCACGTACATCGTCGAGGGTGCCACTCGTCAGCCTCGGATCAACAAGCCAGGCCTGCCCTACTTCGACCGGCCCGTCCTCACGACGACCTTCGTCTGCGACATCGACAACCCGGGCCACGCCGAGTGGAACGACGCACTGCGCACGCAGGCCGCCTTCGAGTGGGACACCACGCCGGAGCTCGCGAGGTGCGGCATCTACCACACGCTCCACGGGCGCCACATCGTGCAGCCCCTCGCGAACCCAATCCCCGTCACGAAGGCCGAGCCCTACATCCGCCGCTGGCTCCTCTCGCTCGAGAGCGCAGGGCTCGAGGTCGACTGGACGTGTCGGGATTGGACGCGTCACTTCCGCCTCGCACACGTCGTTCGGCGGCGGACGGGAGCCTACCGCAGTCCGGTAGTGGATCTCTCGCGCATGCGCGCCATCGAGCTCGAGCCGATCGCGGAGCCGCCCCCGAGCCAGGAGCCCGACCGCGCCCCGCGCGCCCTGCGCACGCATGCCGAGCTCGCGTGGGCGCCTGAGTTGCCGACGCAATGGCAGGACCGCGCCGTCGCCATCGCGAAGGCCGTACGTGAGAGCGTCACCGACCGCTGGCACGAGATGTACCTCGCCCTCGGCGGCGCGCTGCTTGGACGCGGCCTCCCCCCGGAGCGCCTGCCCGCCATGGTTGACTGGATCGCGACCGCCGCGGGCTCCGAGAAGCCCGCCAGCCACGCGCGCGGCGCGCGCGACACGGCCCGCCGCTACGCCGACCGGCTCGAGATCACCGGCTACCCGAGCCTGCGCCGGCAGTGGCAGGCCGTCGCGGAAGCCATCGACCAGGCGGCTCCCACGCGCGCCGAGGCGCGCCTGCGCGCCCAGGTGGGCGCCGCGGGCCCCGTCCCTGTGGTTCCCCTCGCGGAGTCGCTCGCCGCGATGACGGCGGCCATCCGCGGCGCCCCTGACGGCTTGACGGTGATCTCGGCCGAGTGCGGCCTTGGAAAGACGAACGCCGCGATGACCGTCGCCACCGAGCGCGCGGCAAAGCCGTACGCGAGCCCCGATGCGAAGGGCCTTCGCGCGCCACCGCAGTCCAAGACGTCGATCAGCCTCGACAAGAACACGCTCGCGATCCAGGTCGCCAGCGACCTGCGCGCGCGTGGGACGGCCGTCCGCCGCATCTTCGGGCCGCTGTCGGTCGTCCGCGAGGACGGGACGCTCGAGTGTCGGCTCGCCGCCGTCGCAGCGCCCCTGGTCGAAGGTGGCCAGCCCATGCAGTGGGTCCTCTGCAGGGACTGCGAGCACCGCGACGTGTGCAAGGCGAAGGACGGCGTCGAGGGCCCGGACGATGCGCGCGTCACAGTGGGCCCACACGCCCTCCTGGGCGAGCTCGACTCGGCCGCCGGGGCTTCGGGCCTGCTCGTCATCGACGAGCCGCCCGCCGCGCTGGAGACCGTCACCTTCGGCCGTCACGATTTCGCCGATGCCCGGGACCGTCTCGGCTCCTTCGAGGGGAAGTACGCCCTCGCCATGCGGCCCATCGTCGAGGCGTTCGACCGCTGGATGGACCTGGCCGACGCGGACGCACCAACCGAGCCCGTCATCGCCCTGCGCGAGGTCCTCCCTGGCGCCGACATCGCGGCGCTCGTCGACGGCGCCAAGGGCGCCATCCCCGAGGAGCGCCGGTCGCGGGCGCCGCCGATCCAGCGCGCGGACATCTACGTTGCCAAGGGCTCCGAGAACTACGCGAAGCGGCTCGGGAATGCCTCGCGTGTGCTCGGGACGTTGCATCGGGCGGTAACCACCCCGGTTCGCGTCGCTGTCCGCGTAGAGAAGCGGGGCGAGGCGCACGCGCTCGTCCTGACGATGCCGCGCACCGACCTCACGCGCGCGCTCAAGCGCCAGGGCTCCGTCGTCGTGACCGATGCGAACGCGGAGCTGCACCTGCCGGTCTTCGAGAAGATCGTCGGCTACGCACCGCGCTTCCACAGGTTCGCCGCGGCGGACGGTGCTCCCATCGCGAGGACCCTGCTGCGGTGCCGGACGGCGACGCGCAAGGGGTGGTTCGTCGGCGGCAGGCTGTCGCAGGACGCCGTGGTACCCGCCCTGCGCGCGGCGATCGACTGGGCCGGCGAGGATGGCTCGTGCCGTCGCCTGGGGCTGATCACGATGCGGCTCCTGCGCGTGCACCTGGAAGCCGCGTGGCGCCTCGATGACGAGCCACCCGAGGAACTGACGAAGGCGGAGGTGCAGCAGGCGCGCGAGAAGCTGGGGCCCGTCCTGCGTGCATGGAGCGGGGAGATCCTTTTCGGCCACTACGGCGCCGTCCGCGGCCTGAACACGATGGCCGACGTGGACGCGCTCGCGACGCTCGGCGATCCGTGGCCCAACGTTGGTGACGCGAGAAACGACGCGGCCTTCCTCGGCCTCGGGCCGACGTGGGAGCAGAGGCTCGAGGCCATGTGCCGCGCGGAGCTCGAGCAGGCGCACGGGCGCATCCGAGCGGTCCACCGGACCCGCCCGGGGCGGGCGCTCCACGTGGGGACGGTGCTCCCGAGCGGGTTCGGCTGGACGGCGGGCGGGGTGGAGATCCGGGCGATGAAGCCAGGGCCGACGCGAGAAGACACGGCGATGGACCTCGCCGAGTTGACGAAGCACGTGCAGATCCTCGGCGGCATCCGGTCCACTGCGCGTGCCCTCGGGTGCAGTGCGGGCGCGATCACGAACTACGCCTCCGGGCGTCGTCCCGTGCCAACCGAGATCGCGACCAAGCTTCGCTCGCTCGTAGCTGGAGCAGGCCCAGCTGTTCACGGGATCCCTTAACAGAGAGATCTCTTAGTTAAGGGATCCCGTGAACACCCCCCCCTTTTCTCGATGTTTTTCGACCTCGGTTCACGATCGAGCCGAATTCTCGGTGGTCCGTGACCACCTCTGCCATCCACGACGGTCCAGCGAGGAAAGCGACACGCCAATCACTTTCCCGCCGAAGTCGTGTGAGCGCGCTGCCTAACAGTGGGCATGAGGACGACGTTCACGAACAGGCATCTGAGCTTCTCCCGCCTGCAGCGCTACGAGCAGTGCCCGCTCTCGTTCCGGCTGCACTACATCGACCATCTCGAAGCCGAACCGGGCGTCGAGCTCAAGTTCGGCAAGGCGGTCCACTGGACCCTCGAGCAACTCGTCGGCGAGCACGCGATTGACCACCGGGTCGAGCCGCTCTCGCCGGAGCACGCCCTCGACCTCTGGCAGGTCGCCTGGACGAACGAGGGGCTGACGGGCCTCGGCCTCTTCGGCGAGGGTGCGGAGATCCTGAAGTCCTTCTGCCGGGGCGAGCGCGTTGTCGACCCGAAGGACGTGCTCGCGGTCGAGCAGCCCTTCGAGATCACCGTCGGTCGGTTCCGCGTCGTCGGCTCCATCGACCGCATCGATCGCATCGACGACCACACCATTCGGGTGCGTGACTACAAGACGAACCGCGTCGTCTTCACGCGCGACGAGGTCGCCGAGAGCCTGCAGCTCTCGCTCTACCACATGGCCGCGCAGCAGCTGTTCCCCTGGGCTCGGGAGATCGAGCTCCAGTACGACATGCTGCGGCACGACCTGAGGCTCCGGACGTCGCGCACGCCCGAGCAACTCGAGGCCGCGCGCCGGTACGTCATCGCCGTCGGCGAGCAGACCGAGAGCGCGCAGGAGTACCCGGCCCGGCCCAACCCGAACTGCGTCTACTGCGACCACAAGAAGCAGTGCAGCGCGTACGCCGATGCCCTCGCAGGGAAGCGCACGACGATCGCCATCGACCAGAGCGACCTGGAGGCGGTCGCTCGCGAGCGTGAGGAGGTCGCTCGGATCGCGAAGATCGCCTACGCGCGCAAGGGCGAGCTCGAGAACGTTCTGCGGGCGCATCTCGAGGAGCAGGAGAAGCTGGAGCTCGGGGGCGTCCGCTATCAGCTTCTGCCCATCACGAGCACGGAGTACCCACTCGAGCCCACGCTGAACCTCCTCGAGGAGGCGACGGGCCTGCCGAGGATGACGCTCCTGGCCAAGCTCGCCACGGTCGACAAGGACTCGCTCTCGAAGCTGCTCAAGTCCATCGGCGAGAAGCTCCCCCGCTCCCGGCTCACGATGCTCCGGGCCGAGCTCGAGGCGCGTGCGAACAAGACCGTGACGCCGCGCTTCTCGGCGAAGCAGGTGCGCCCGTGATCGCCTGTCCCGAGTCCTGGGCGACGCTCGCCCCGCGCGACGAGCTCCGCGCCATCGTCGACGTTCTCGGCGAGGACGAGGTGCGTGTGCTCACCCGGATCGCGGCGCGCCTCCTGCGTGGCGCGGAGATCTACGGCCGCCTCGACGTCGCACATGACAGGCGCGACTTCGCCACCGAGGCCCGCGAGGAGATCGAAGACAGCCTCGTCTACTTCGCCTGTCAGCACCTGCGGAGGCAGCCGTGAGCGAGCGCGCCTTCTGGTGCTGGACGAGCCTGGCGATCGTCCTCACCGCAGTCGTCGAACTCGCGGTGCCCGGCGCCTGCGTCCCCGTGCTGGTCGCGCAGTTCTACTTCGGCCTGGCGATCTGCGTCCTGGCCGCGTTCTGGCCGCCCCCGAGCGGCCCCGATGCAGTTCCCACCCTCGAAGTGAAAGGACGTGCCCGATGAGCGAGATGTACACCGTCACCGAGAACATCACCCCGGAGCTGGCGCGGTTCTACCTGAAGAACAACAGGAACAACCGGCCGATCAGCGCCGACGCCGTGAAGACGCTGGCGTTCGACATGCTCAAGGGCAGGTTCGTCACGACCGAGCAGGGCATCGCCTTCGACGAGAACATGAACCTCGTCGACGGCCAGCACCGCCTGCACGCGATCGTCCAGTCGGGCTGCGCCCAGACCATGCGCGTGACGCTCAACGCACCCAACATCGACGCACCGCGCGACCGCGGGCGGATCCGTCGCGTGGGCGACTTCCTGCTCGACGGATCGGGTACGCGCGTCGCGAAGTCTACGCGTGTCGCTGCGGCGTGCTCGGCGATCGAGCTGCTGTTGACGCGATCGGACACACGGCCCTCGGTGGACGCGATCCGCGCCTGCTACGAGGAGCATCGGTCCGGCGTCGACTGGGTCATCGAGACGCTGCCGGGTAGGACGCCGGCGTTCGTTCATGGCGCGCTCGCCTACGCGTACCCGTGTCACCCGGCGCGTGTGGACGAGTTCGCCCATCGCTATGTCGCGCTCGCACCCCTCGGTCCCGGCTCGCCGGTCCTCGCTCTGCATCGCGCCGTGGTCGAGGCCTCGCCGCGGCGCACGTCGGACCGGATCGACATGATGCTCCGCACCTTGCGCTGCGCGCAGCTCTACATCCTGGGCCGCTCGGTCCAGCGCATCACGCAGCCGGAGGACGGGCTGCACTACTTCCGCGACCTGCACACCGCGCTGCGGGCATCGGCGAGGACCGCGTGAAACTCGCGCTGGACGTTGTCCGCACGGACGGCGGCACGCAGTCGCGCGCGGCCATCTCCGCCGAAACCGTCGCGGAGTATGCGGAGGCGATCCGCCGGGGGGAGGCGCTCCCCCCGGTGGTCGTCTTCCACGATGGCACGGAGTACTGGCTGGCCGACGGCTTTCACCGGCTCGCCGCGTTCCGAGAAGCTGGCGAATCCGAACTGGCCTGCGACGTCCGCCAGGGCACCGTGCGCGACGCGATACTGCACTCGGTCGGCGCCAACGCCGCGCACGGACTGCCGAGGACGAAGGCGGACAAGCGCCGCGCCGTCGAGGTACTGCTTCGCGACGAGGAGTGGTCGCAGTGGAACGATCGCGAGATCGCCCGTCGGGCAGGCGTCTCGCACACCTTCGTGAGCAAGCTCCGCGGAGGATCCACCCGTGCATCTGGCAACGTTGCCAGATGCGAATCCCAGATGACGCTCGCGGAGGCGACCGCCACGGCGCCCTCGAAGGCCCGCCGCAAGGTGCGCCGGAAGGGCAAGACCTACACGATGGGGATGAGCACCCCGCGCCAGCGGCGAAGGCGCAAGCCGCAGGATGAAGCGAAGGCTGTCGAGGCGGTGCTCATGGCGCAGACCCGCCTGGCGTCCGACTGGAAGCGCCTCGCTGGCGGATGGAGCACCGACCGCCGGCTGGACATGGTGTTCGCCGAGAAGGCGGCGGCAGAGATCCTGCGCGTGCAAGAGAAGGCGGTGCAGCTGCTCGCTGCCCTGCGAGACCAGTGCAGGGCGAAGGAGGACGACGATGCGACCTGAGCGTGCCATCCACAGCCATCCGAGCATCGAAGTTCCCGCGCCCCTGTCCTTGCGCTACGAGGCCGAGCTGCGCGCCTACTTCGGGCGGTACATGCCCGGCGCGCCCGGCGAGCGGTCCAACCTCGGCGCGGTGTGCACGCGCTTGGCGAGGGCGACTCCCGGGCGTACGGCGGAGCGCCCCACCCCGGGCACGCCGTGGACGGAGCTCGTCGAGTGCGGGAGCGAGCACGGCGCCGTGAACTTCGACGGCGAGGACGCGATGGTTGCGTACCTCGACGCGCGGGGGCGGTTTCGCCTGGTGAGCAAGACGCTCGCCCTGCTCTCCCAGCGCGACCAAGCAGTGCTCGACGCCTACTACGGCGGCGAGCCCACCGAACACACGCTCGGACGGCTTGCGGACGTGGCCTGCCTGACGCAGACGGCGTGGGCCAGGAACCGCTCGCGCGCGGCGAGGGGCATGCACGAGCCCATCGAGACGACGGTGCGATGGCTGGCGGCGGCGACTGCTCCCGACGGGCGCGCAGCCTACGAGGAGATCCGGCGCGAGGCGACGACGATGCTCGCCGCCGCGAGGGCGAGGTACGCGGAGGCTCGCGTGAGCGTCGCCGTCGCGCGGTCCCCGAGGTAGGCTCGCGGCCTCGGAGGTACTCGTCGATGCGTTCAGGTGAAGCGCTTCGGATGCTTGCTGGTTCACTCGCGATCTACGCCATCATGGCCGCCTGCAGTGCCGCCAGCGGGCCTTCGGGGCACGCGGCAGGCGAAGGCGGAAGTGGAGGTGGGAGCGGATCCAGCGGGAGTGCATCGGGTGATGGTTCCAGCGGGATCCTCGACGCGCTCACGGATCCCGTATCCGAGGCCAGCGCGGATCCTTACCAGAGCGGCTCCCGCCTGAAGGCGAAGTACTACGCCGGAGCGGACGGTTCGAAGCAGTTCCTCGGCTGGCACGACGCGACGCTCGATCTCGATTGCACATTTCAACCGACGGCTGATGGTTGGGTCCGGTGCATCCCAACTTGGACGGGGTTCGGCGGCAATGTCACGCCGTACACAGCGTTCTCGGACTCAGGCTGCTCACAGCGTGTTGCCCTCGCTGGCGGCTCCTTCTGCAGCACGCCGACGTGGGCGTCGTGGACCGACCCAGGATCGGCCTGTGGCCCTGGCGGAGCCCACCTCGCGAAGATGGGCACCGTCCTCACCCACGCACCGGCCCAGCTCTATTCGCTCCAGCCCGACGGCAGCTGCGCCGGGTCCGCCGTGCCGTCGGGCGAAACTGTGTTCTCGCTGCTGCCCGAGTCCGCTCCGAGCACGTTCGTGCAGGCGACAATCCAGACCGAACCGTGAGCGCAGCGCCGTCCGACCGCGTAAGCTCCGATTGTGCGCTGGCCCCTTGTGCTCACCCTGCTTTGCGCGTGCGTGCCGGACGAGCGGCGCAACCCCCTGCTCGAGCAGGGCAAGAGCGACTGCGAGAAGGCGGGTGGCTGGTGCGGAGGCACGTGGGTCTGGTGCCCGACGGGTCTCGCGCCGAATTCGGGGATCTCATGCGGGCCCTTTCTCTCTTCTCCGACCTGCTGCATGCCCAAGGCAGAGAGTGGATCCACTGACAGTCAGGACGCATCCGCCGACGCACCGGACTCCGACGACGAGCAAGATGCCGACATCGATGCGTCGGCCGACAGCGCCTTCGAGTAGCGCAAGGCAGTCGCGCCAAGCCCACCGCCGACACCACAAGAAGCGGTCGCGTCCCGCGCACGCGCGCGCGTGAAGTATCGCGCCTCGAGTCACATCCCAGCGCTCGGCACGCGGCGTGTACGTGTCCCCGGCATGCGGCTTCGTTCCGTTGCTGCGTACGGTCTCCTCGCCGCTGCGCTCGGTGTGGCGTGCGGCGGGCGCGCCATTGACATGGGCTCCGCCGAAGGGGCCGTGCGGGAAGGTGGCGCTCCACGGAGCTCGGCTGCCGACGCTGGCGTCATGGACGACTCTGGCTCCGCGCTCGACGCGAGCGTGACAGTCGACGCGACCGGTGTGGCCGAGGCGTCCTGCGGCGATGCCGCGGCACGCGGCGACGCCGGCGCGACCGATTCAGCATCGTGCGCCGTCGTCTTGGCCTCTCAGTACGACCAGTCCTGTGCGGTCGACAGCGACTGTGTACCGGTAGGCGAAGTGGGTTCGTGCCCCGCCTCGGCCTGCGACGGATGCTGGGGGGCGGCCGTCAACCGGTGCGCCGCGTCCCAGTACGTGACGGCGTTTGCGCGCGCAATCGCCAGCTCCCCACCCGGATCCTCTTGCAACTGCCCAGCGGAGGGCCCTCCGGGGGCAATTTGCCGTGCTGGCAAGTGCCAGCTGGGGTATTCCGAGCCAGAGGACACACTGCCCGCTTGCGCGAACGCAGGCGGCCGGTGCGTGCTTTCGGCGAGCGTCGACTGCACCCGAATGGGGCCTGCCGATTCGTGCGCCTACTCCGATGAGGTCTGCTGTCTCAGATGAGTGGCGCAGACTCCGGAGACGGTTTTGTCGGGGCTGTCGCCGGATCTCCGGGACGTCATGGGCGGACGCGGGGGTTCGCAGCCGCGCACCGACGCGACAAAAAAAAGCGCGGACTTGTGAACCGAACGGCGCGCCGGCGCTCGGAGACGGCGCGCGCACACGAGCCGGAGGGCGCTCGGCGCCGCGAAGCCCGCTCGGGTTGGGCCCCGATGGCACGTGCACCGGAGCGCGCGGCGGTGGGTGAGCCCACCGGTCAGCCCCACGCGCGCTGACTTCGAGGGCCCGCGCCCTCTCCTCGGGCGCAGGTGACAACGGCGGGGTCCCGCCGTTGACTTCGTGCGGCCCGGACTCAACGTGCCGGCCATGCGAAAGGTCGCCGGTTACGTGCGCGTGAGCAGCGAGGAGCAAAGCCGCGAGGGCATCAGCTTGGACGCCCAGCGCGCCCGGATCGAGGCCTACTGCGCGATGCGCGGCCTGGAGCTCGTCGAGCTCGTCCAGGACCCCGGCGTGAGCGCCTCGAAGCCGCTGCGGGTGCGCCCAGGGGGGCAGCGGCTCCTCGAACTGCTCAGGCGCCGCCGGATCACCGGCGTGGTCGCCTTCAAGCTCGATCGCCTGTTCCGCAACTGCGCGGACTGTTTGGCGAACGTCGAGGTTTGGGATCGCGCCGGGGTGGGCCTGCACTTGCTCGACCTCGGCGGCTCCGCGATCGACACGTCGAGCGCGATGGGGAAGTTTTTCCTGACCGTCATGGCCGGCGCCGCGGAGCTGGAGCGCAACCAGATCAGCGAGCGCACGTCGGCGGTGCTCCAGCACAAGGCCGAGCGCGGCGAGTACACGGGCGGCGAGCCGCCCTTCGGGTACCAGCTCGCCGCGGACGGCGTACGGCTGGTCGAGGACGCGGCCGAGCAGCGGGTCCTGGCGCGGGCGCGCGAGCTGCGGGCGCAAGGGGCGTCGCTGCGCCAGATCGCCGCGCAGCTGGCCGCTGAGGGGCTCACGAGCCGCTCCGGCGGGCGCTTCGCCGTCGTCCAGGTGCAGCGCCTCGTGGCGGCATAGGCCGCACGGCCACGACAGCTTCGAAGCGCCGGACGAGCGCGGTCGCAGGTCGATTTCGGCCCAAGTTCGCCGGAAGCCTTGCCTTACGGGGAGATGACGGGGCGCAGAACGCGAGCCGTCACACGGAGGCAGAACCATGGACGAACATCGTGAAGTGCTCTACGCGCCCGATGTCGCGAGGGCGCTGGGAATCTCGCCCCGCGCTTCGCGCGCACGGCTCGCATCGCTCGAGGGCCAGCCGGCCAGCGGGGTTCGCCGCATCGGAAACAAGCTGTGCATTTCTCGCCGGGCGTTCGATCGGCTGCATCCCGGAGTCCAAGTGCCCTGCGCAGCCACGCGGGACGGCGACCACCGGCGGCTCTTCAACCAGGTGCAAGCCCAAGCTCGCGCGATCCACGAGCTGCGCGAACTCGATCACGACACGGCCCAGGGCGTCCAGAGCCTGCGCCAGGAGGTGTACCAGCTCCGCGAGGCGGTGTCGGCGCTCCAGCACAAATCGACATCGACCGATTCGACCGTGAAGTCGAGCGCTTAGTTCGAGCCGGAGGAAGCGAAGGCGGAAGAACCTCGCGATCCAGAGTCCCAAGGTTGAGGGGACACGATGACGGATGGAGGGCCGGTGACCGGCTGCGCCATCCCCAAACTGCGCGCGTCCTAAAGGTCCGACGAGGCCGACCGCGCCGCGAACGCCGACGTCACCATGGCGTGACTCGCGGGAGAGACCGCGACTACTTCTCGCGATGCGCGATTGCACACGCCAGCGCTCGAGCGGCGGCGTCCGCTGGCTGCCGGCCGCTCAGTTCCACACGATCGTCGAGCGCGCCCGCTACGACTCGTCGGTGCTGGAGCGGTACCCGTTCGAACCCATGGCGACGCTTCGCGACCCGAAGGCGCACGCGCAGTTCGTCGCGGCGATGCGCGCCCGCGCGGCGTCGTCCGACCCCTGAGCCGCGACGGCGGCGCGACGTTGGCCCACGTTCGCCGCGTGGGCGACCGCAGCCCCCTACCCCGCTGCTCGCCGCGCGGCGCCCAGTCGCCGCCTCCGTGGCCGAGCGCGGGCCTTTCCAGCCACCACGCATGGCCAAGGCCAAGAAGAGCGCCGCACCGCCCTCGGCCGCGGAAGCAGCTGCCGAGTGGCTGCCGACGAGTAGCCTGAGGCCCTGGGCGGACAATCCGCGCCAGAACGACGACGCCGTGGCCTCCGTCGCCGCGAGCATCAAGCGCTTCGGGTTCGGCGCGCCGATCCTCGCGCGTCGAGCGAACTGCGAGATTATTGCGGGGCACACGCGCTGGAAGGCTGCGCAGCAGCTCGGCCTGGATCGCGTCCCGGTTCGCCTGCTCGACCTCGATCCCGTCGACGCGCACCTGCTCGCGCTCGCCGACAACCGCCTGGGCGAGGAGGCGACCTGGAACGACGAGATGCTCGCGGCGGTCCTCGCGGACCTCAAGGCCCACGAGGCCGATCTCGCCGCTACCGGCTTCAGCGACGACGAGCTCGCGGAGCTGCTCGCCGATGCCGCTGCGGCTCCCGAGGCGCGGGAGCCTGCGGAGGCGGAGCCCTCGCGAGCCGACGAGCTTTGCGCCAAGTGGGGCACCGAGTCGGGGCAGCTCTGGACGTTCGAGAGCCGCTCGGCCCCCGGCCGAACGCACCGGCTGCTCTGCGGCGACAGCACGAAGCCCGAGGACGTGGCCCGGGTGATGGGCGACGCGCGGGCGGGATGCATGTGGACGGACCCGCCGTACGGCGTGGCCTACGTCGGAAAGACCAGGGCGAAGCTCACGCTCGCGAACGACCGGCTGACCGGCGAGCGCCTGTTCGAGTTCCTCTGCGCCGCGTTCGTAGCGGCCGACAAGCATGCGCTCGCCCCGGGCGCGGCAATCTACATCGCCCACCCCGCCGGCGCCCTGTCGCTGCAGTTCCTCCTCGCGTTCGAGCACGCTGGCTGGCGGCTGCACCAGACGCTCGTGTGGGTGAAGGACAGGATGGTCCTCGGGCACTCCGACTACCATTACGCCCACGAGCCGGTCCTCTTCGGTTACACGCCGGGGCCGGGTCGTCGCGGGCGCGGCGGCGAGGGCTGGTTCGGGGACAACGCGCAGACGAGCGTCTTCCAGGTGCCCCGGCCGAAGGCGTCCGAAGAGCACCCGACCATGAAGCCTCCCGAGCTCGTGGCCGCCATGGTGCGCAACAGCACGCCCGCCGGAGGGCTCGTCTTCGAGCCGTTCAGCGGCTCGGGATCTACGCTCGCCGCCTGCGAGGCGACGGGGCGCGCCTGCAACGCCATCGAGCTCGATCCGAAGTACGTGGCGGTCGCACTCGAGCGCATGACCGTCATGGGTCTCGCCCCTGAGCAGGCCGGGACCGCGATCGCGCGCAGGCGTTCGACGAGTTCGTCCGTGAACGAAGCCCCGGCCGCACATTCGCCGACGAACGGGCCGCAATGACCGACGAGCCGTACGTCCGCGGCGGGGCTTTGGACGTACAGATCTCGTAGATGTTCGACTTCCAGCGGACGCAGCTGGAGCGCGCGCTTGAACTCGCCCGCCGCCTGCGCCGCGAGCCCTGTCGGCTTGAGGAACTACGGCAGCTCTTCGCGGGCGCCGACGAGCTGGCCGCCGAGGTGGCGGCCTCGAGCGACGGGACCCTCGATGAGCATGACCACGCCATCCTGGCGAAGGCGGCGAGAGACCTGCGAGAGCTAGTGCGCGCCCTCGAGCGGATGAAGAGCGCGCGCTCGCCCCCGCTCTCGCGAGCTTGCTCGACGACCCGCTCGGTCCGTCGCATACTTCCCGCTCGGTGATCCCGGAGGACGGCAACGGCCCTGGGGGGGACCACCTCGAAGCGCTCGCGCACGCGCTGCTCAGCCACTTGGTCAGCACGCCCCTCGCGATCCTGACCGCCTCGCTCGATCACCTCGAGGAGTCGCTCGACCCCGCCGGCCCGCTTCCTCGCTCTCAGGTTGGCGATGCACACGAGACTCTCGACGACGCGCGCGCCGGGCTCGATCGGCTGCGTCGGGCGCTCGGTCGGCTGGTCTCCGGCCTGATGCCGCTTGGTGCAGGCCAGAACCAGTACGCGTCAGCCTTGCACGGGGGCGCTCTGATCGTAAGCGGCGACGTTCCAGCGCTGGCCGCCGTCTGCACGGCCCTTCATGGGCGACCGGTCACCGTCTGCGACAGTGTGTCCTCGGCCCTCCGGGCCATCGAACGCGGAGGGCCCTTCGAGACGATCCTCTGCGACGCGTCGATCGCAGCCGCATGGGTGCTCGTTCGCGTCGCGCGACAGGAGCCGCCGCCGAGGGTGGGCTTCCTCGATACCGGCGCAAGCGAACCGGAGGTCGCCTCGTTCCTGGCGCGCGCGGGCTCCGCGGTCCTGCGGCCGGACGACGAGAAGGCTATCCGCGCGTTCGTTCGCGGCTGCTGAGTTCCGTTCAGCCGACCCTGCTGAGCGCGGCCAGCACGGCACCTGATGCACTGCGGACTCGCACGGGCGCGACGAGCCGCTTCTGGAACTCGAGCAGCATGAGAACGAGCCGCGCCGCGTCCTCCGGTGGGACCTTCCGCCCGATTGCCGAGGCCTCGAGCAAACGCGCGAGGCCAATGATCTGCTCCCACGTGACTTCCAGGTCCACCGGGACGTTCGTGCTCATGGCGCCCTAGTCTCGTTCGAGCGGGCGCCACGTCAAGGTGCACCACTCGCTTCGCTTCTCGCAGTAGAGACCGGGGCACGAGCGAGTCCCGCTCGCGCCGCTCAGCTCTCACAGACCTCGACAGGTCCGTTGTCCCCGTTCCGGGGAGCGCGGAGGTAGGACAAGCCGCGCCGCGACGACGGACGCACGATCGATGCCTCGCCAGTCGAAGACCAAGCTCACGCCCGAGCTGCAGGAGAAGATCCTGCTGCACCTGCGCGTGGGCGCCTACGTAGAGACCGCCGCCGCATGCGTCGGCATCCACAAGGACACTTTCTACGAGTGGATGAAGAAGGGCGCGCGCGGCATCGCACCCTACGCGGCGTTTGCCGCCGCCGTGAACAAGGCCGTCGCCGAGAGCGAATCCCGCGACCTGGCGACCATTCTGAAGGCCTCGACTCAGAACTGGACTGCGGCAGCGTGGCGCCTCGAGCGCCGGTTCCCTGAGAAGTACGGACGCAACGACCGGATCAAGGTCGACGCGAAGATCGAACACGACGGCGCGTCGCTCGTCGCGAAGCTCGCTCGCCTCATCGACGGCGGGGACGAGCCGAAGAAGCGCGGCCGCCCACCCAAGGAACCCTGACGAATGACGGAGCGATCTCTGGCCGAGCGCTTCGCCGCCCTGCCCGAGCCGCGCCGAAAGAAGATCCTCGCGTCCTTGAGCGCGCGCGAACGCGCGGAGCTCGAGTACACATGGGCCTTCTGGGCTCGCCCCAAACAGCTCGAGCCGCCGGGCGACTGGCGCGTCTGGATGCTGTGCGCCGGACGCGGTTTCGGAAAAACGAAGACGGGGGCGGAGTGGGTCCGCGGCCTCGTCGAAACCGGGCGCGCAGGGCGCATCGCGCTCGTCGCCGCGACCGCCGCCGACGTCCGCGACGTTGTCGTCGAGGGCGAGAGCGGCATCGTTGCCGTCTGCCCGCCGTGGAACAGGCCGCTGTACGAGCCGAGCAAGCGACGTCTCAGCTGGCGCAACGGCGCCATCGCGTCGCTGTACTCGGCCGACGAACCCGACCGTCTCCGCGGCCCGCAGCACGACGCTGCGTGGACCGACGAGCTGGCCGCCTGGCGCTACCCGGAGGCCTGGGACCAGCTCATGTTCGGGCTGCGCCTCGGCGCCGATCCCCGCGTCATCGTCACGACGACCCCACGCCCGACGCCGCTCATCCGCGAGCTCATCGCCCTGCCTACGACGGTGGTGACGCGCGGCACGACGTACGAGAACCGCGCACACCTCGCCGGCGCGTTCTACGACTCCATCGTCCGGCAGTACGAGGGCACGCGGCTGGGGCAGCAGGAGCTTCTCGCCGAGCTTCTCGACGACAACCCCGGGGCGATCTTCCGCCGCGACGACATCGAGAAGGGGCGCGTGCGCGAGCACCCGCCGCTGCTCCGCATCGTGGTCGCCATCGACCCCGCCGTATCGAGCGGCGAGTCGTCGAACGAGACCGGCATCGTGGTCGTGGGCCTGGGCGTTGACGGGCACGGCTACGTGCTCGCCGACCACTCGGGACGGTTCTCGCCGTACGAATGGGCGCGCAAGGCGGTCGACGCCTACCACACGCACCAGGCCGACCGGATCATCGCTGAGCGAAACCAGGGCGGCGCCCTCGTCGAGTCGAACCTCCGCACGCTCGACCCGCGCATCCCCTACAAGGGCGTCGTCGCCACGCGAGGCAAGACCATCCGCGCCGAGCCGGTCGCCGGGCTCTACGAGCAGGGTCGCGTGCACCACGTCGGGTGCTTCCCGAAGCTCGAGGACCAGATGTGCGCGTGGGACCCGAGCGCAGTTGCGTCCCGGAGCCGACGCGAGAGCGTGCTCTCCAGCCAGAGCCGGAGCGTGAGCCCCGATCGGATGGACGCCCTGGTCTGGGGCATGACCGAGCTTCTGATCGAGGCGCAGCCGGTCGTTCGTGACTTCGACAACCTGCCGCCAGGATGAACCTTGAAGTACGGCGTCCTTCGCCAGCGTAACCCGGCGTACACGGCCGAACGCTGGGAGGAGCTCGGCGATCTGTACGTGGGCGGCTACCAGCTCGTCGACAAGGCGAGCCGGTACATGCCGAAGTTCGTGGGCGAGAGCCGCGAGCGCTACCGCGAGCGCCTGAGCGCTGCCTCGTACCTCGCGTACATGGGGCAGATCGTCGACTACTTCGTCGCGAACCTGTTCTCGCAGGAGCTGACGGTCACGCAGGCGGCCGATGCGGCCGATCCGACGACGCCAGGGACGCCGGCCAAGGAGGACGGCTTCTGGGAGGCCTTCGCACACGACGCAGACCTGCGCGGCTCCCCGCTCGTGAAGCTCCTGCGCGAAGTGCTCACCACGGCCCTGGTGAAGGGCAAGGGTCTCGTCATCGCGGACCTGCCCTCAGGGCCCGAGGCGCCGGCGAGCCTCGCTGAGGAGGAGGACTCGGGCGCCACGCGTGGCTACGCGTTCGAGGCCCAGCCCGAGGAGCTCATCGACTGGGAGCCTGACGACCGCGGCGGCTTCGCGTGGGCGATCCTGCACCGACTGATCGTTCGGCGCGCGACCCCGGCCGGATCGCGCGACCGAATCGTCGAGGAGTTCAAGGTCTGGACCATGGGCGGCGAGCACGCCGCCTGGGAACTCTTCCGGACGGCGCCGTACAAGCCGAACGAGCCGCCCAAGGACGAGGACGAGGTCCCTCGCGTCGGCGGCGGCACGACGACGTTCAAACAGATCCCCATCATCGCGCTCTCCATCCCGGCGGGCCTCTGGGTGGGCAACAAGCTCGGCGTGCTCGCCCGCGAGCACTTCACGCGCCGCAGTGCGCTCAACGCCGCCGAGAACAAGAGCCTCTTCGCGGTCCCGTACGTCAAGCTCGGGCCGGAGGTCACGGCCCCGGGCGCGGCGATGCCGAGCGAGGTGCAACAGAACCCCGGCCGCGGGCGGGACCCGCGCGGCGAGTTCAACCGCAAGGGCTATGTCGTCCTCGGCGCCGACGACGACATCGGGTTCGCCGAGCCAGCCGGGGCGGCCTACGAACTGGTCGACAAGCAGCTCGAGAAGCTCGTCGACGAGATGTTCCGGGTCGTCCACCAGATGGCCTCGAGCGTCTCAGCGACCAAGCAAGCGCTCGCGCGAGCGGCGGCGAGCAAGGCCGAGGACAGGCACGCGACGGAAATCGTGCTGGCGGCCTACGGCGCGCTCGTACGCGACGCGGCCAAGCGCATCTACGACTGCCTGTCGGCCGCGCGGGGCGAGAACGTCGTGTGGACCGCACACGGCCTCGACAAGTACGAGCTCGAGGATCGCGACGGGATCTTGAAGGAAGCCCTCGCCCTCGACGCGATCAGCATCCCGAGCGCGACCTTCGCGAAGACCTACAAAACGAAGATCGCCCTCGCTTTGGTCGGCAACTGCCCGCCGGAGACGCAGGACGTCATCCGCGAGGAGATCGAACACGGCGTCGACGAGCAAGGCGTGCTCGACGCCCACGCGCACGGCGGCGGCACGGAGGACGATGGACAAGGAGACCGAGAAGAAGGCTCTGGTGGCGGCTACCGCCGCGCTGCTGCTTCATCGTGAGCGACGGAGCCTCCGTGCGATGGTCCGCGCCGAGCGCGCGGCACTCGGCGTGCTGCGCGCTGCGGCGCGTCCCATCGTCGAGCAGGCTGCGGCTTCCGTCGGCCACGCACCCGCGTTCGACCGGGAGCGGATCGCCCTTGCCACCGTGCGGCGGACCGCCGGCCGCTTGCAGGGGGCCCTCGAGCGCGCCGTCGCGGAGGTTCGGCGCGCTGCCCGCATCGCGTCCCGCCGCACGGTCGAGGACGCGTTCGCGGCGGGGCCGATTACGCCCCTGGACGGCCGCGAGGAGCACGACACCGCGGCGGCACACAGTGCAGCGGCCAGCCTCGCGTCAGCCTGGAGCCGCTCGGCGACCGCGATGGCGGTCGGCGACGAGCCCGCCGACGACGCCTTGCGGATTGCCGGTCGGGCATTGGAGCGCCGCCTCGAGCGTACCGCTGCGACCGAGACGGCGAGTGCCTTCAACGCCGAACGACGCCACGTCTACCGCGACATCGCCCGATCGCCGCTCGCCGACGAGGTCGTGCGCGTGTGGAGCGCGGTCCTCGACCGCAAGACCTGCTCCTACTGCTTCGGCAAGGATGGGCAGGTGCGGGGGATGCACGAGAGCTTCGGCGCGGTGCCTCCGGTGCACCCCAATTGCCGCTGCATCATCGAGATCGTCCGTATCCCGCACCCGGAGCGTCTCATCGACATCGGCCTCGACTACGAGAACTACAAGTCCGCGGTCCGAGACGTCATCCGCGAGCGCAGAGAGGAGAGCGGCCGGCACGCAGCGGAGTTCCTCACCGAGTCGATGGACGACGGCCGGCGCTCGCCGCTGGTGCTCACCGGACGATTCACTCACAAGCCGTACGTGCGCCGTTGAGCGCGCCCCCGACAGCAAGGAGACCGCATGGAGCCCGTGCAACCGCCCGGGGCGGCGCAGCCGCCGCCCGCAGGCAGCGACCCGCCCAAGCCCGAAGGCGAGGCGCCCAAGTACGTCACCGAGGAGCAGCTCCAGTCCGCGCTCGCCGAGCGCTTCCGCGCGCTCGAGCAGAAGGTCGACAAGACCCTCTCGGGGCTCGCCCCCAAGCTGCGCGACGAGCTCGCGACGCTCTTCCCCAAGCCCGAGCCGAAGCCTCCGGAGGGCGGCGACGGTAAGAGCCCGCCCCGCAAGGCCGGCGAGGGCGAGCCGGCGCCGGAGCTGAAGAAGCTCCAGGACCAGATCGCCCAGCTCACCACGAAGGCGGAGGCGGCCGAGCGGGAGCGCGACGCCGAGCGTGCGCGCGCGCGCGACACGATGCTGCGCCAGCGGCTCACGGAGGCGCTCTCGGTCGCCGGCATCGAAGGCGTACGTGCCCGCCATGCCATCGGCCTGCTCGTCGACGCCGAGCGCCGCGTGCGCTGGACCGAGGACGGTCAGTCGATCGCCTTCGACGACGTCGAGCTGGCCGCTGGCCTTCGCGAATGGCTCAAGACGGACGACGCAAAGCTGTACCTGCCCGCGCGTGGGGCTCTCGGTTCGGGTGATCGGCCCGGCGCACAGCCGCCGCCCCGAGCGCCCGCGGGGCCGCCCGATCGCGCCGCCGTCGCCGACGGACTCCGCCGAGTCCTGCTCGGGCAGCTGTGA